GTTTGCTCGATCACAAAACTAGACTTGTGTTCTACCTCCCCATAGGGGGTTGATGCATGTTGAACACTCTCATCGGCACCACATGTTGCCACACGTGGTTGTTTTAAGAATCTAGAACGAAGGGCCTCCAAGATTGGATTCTTGGCTTCGTTTTTGTAGCTTTGCACTACGCCACCAAAGAATCGGTGGGCGCGCTCCTCTAGGCTCATACCCTGGAACGCAAGCTGTGAAACTCCGAGTTGCTGGTGTGTCAAATCGCCATCGACTTGACCAAACCCTCTTAATATACAACCCAGATTTCTTGTTGGAACGATCTCCCCAACCGTAGTCATCATTGGAGAGAATTTGAGGAATTGCAACTCCTCGAAGCATGTACACACCTCGGACGTAATGAGATGACCCACCCTCAATGCACCTGCCACTAGGCAGGCGTCGATTGAATGGATTGTGGTCGCTAACTCATATAACACGCTGAATGCGATGTTATGTGATCCGATGTGATTTAGTAGTGTTGTGAGGACTGTTCCAGAACCCTCGAATGCACGCAGTAAGTATAGTATGAGTCGCTCACTTGGATTCGACGGGTTGACAATCTGTATTGGTTTCTCACACTGTTCTACTAATCCTCGTGCGAATGTTTTTGAGAAACGGGCTAGGCATTGGGCTGTAATCTCAAATGTTAACTCAGCATTACCTGAGTCACATGATTTCACATCAACATTCCTCATGAATGTCTCACCCCTCACGTTGCCTCCATAGATGGCATCGTCACTATAGACAACCACCAAAACATAGTTTGGCTTGGTCGTGGCAGCTATAATGTGCTCAAAAATGTCTTTCATATGGTCGCCGACATTCTTGGCTGCTATCCATACATCCATACGTATCCCATTCAGTGTTGCTGTGTGGACACCATCGATGCAACACTTAACATACTCAGGTAACTGGTTTGCGTACATACAACCCTTGTCATAGGCTACAAATAGACGTCCGGGTTTCCCAGGTTTTGCTAACTCTTTCTTAACATTACCTGTGACCCTGTCCACCATGTTGTCGCCTTGCGTATGAACTTGAACGCCTCTAACGTACTTCTGGCGTATGTCACGCTTCACGTGTGCTAGATCTGCTATGACATCGCGCATTGCGAAGGGGTTCATAGCTTCCAACCACCGATTGGCGACATTTGCCACTTGGCTGCTTAGTTTGAGACTTTTGTCAATAGCCTTCCAACCAGCATCGACAATGGCAAACTTGGACCTACAATTCTTATCAATAAGATTGGTGAAGCGTTTAGTCATGAAATTGGCGTACTCCTCATCGCATCGGAGGTTTTGCCTACAGCGTGTGTATGGCTCCCTAATCTTAGCTTTCCTTATGAAGCTCCAGAGCAATGCACCCTGACTAGCGTACAAACCATCCTCTCCGTCTCGTGCCCCTGCTATCCGTGTGATGGCAGAGTTCATCGTCTTTCCACAATTCTTATACTGCTCGAACATGCGTTCTCCACGCAATCGGAAGTACATGGTT